TCTGCTTTTGCCTTATCATAATGGGATGTGGGAAGCATAAATCTCGTAGGCTGATAATTCTTAAGCTTCGGATAATCCTTAGGCCTTGTTTCCCTTGCCATTATCTATCACCCCCAAGCAATGCCTCCATCTCATCCTTCGGCTCCTTCCCCTGGCTGTTACCGGCAATGATTCTACTTCGTGAGGATGGTGTCAGTCCAAACTCCGATGCCGCCTGCAGCATCAGCTTCTGATTAGTATTTGCAATGCCAACCCAAGGTGTCTGTTGCTGATATCCTTTATCCGTTTCAAAGGTTGAGCCCCCGGAAGTAATATGTTCCTGAGCTTCTTTCCATCTTGCGTATGACTGACAGTAAGCAGCAAATGCAGCCATATCCACCTCTGTAAGAACACCCATCTGATTCATCAATTCAGCCAGACGCTCCCATTCCTTCTTGGCTTCCGGCATTAACCAGTCAGGACAATCGGGCATTCCCTTTGCCGGAATTGGTTCTTTTGTATTCAGTTTTCTTTTCCCCGGATTACCTTCCAGCTTCTTAACAGCTGTAGGCTTGGGCTTCCTTCCTGCCATCGGAATCCCCCTCCTTCCCATTCTTTTTTTGCACAAAAAAACACCAGTTTCCTGATGCAATAATCACAATATTATTAAGTAAGAGTTTTCTGCTGGTTGTCAGCCTCGATACCCAGTTAAGATATCCAATGCAACGTGGAAATCATTAAGTCCCCCACGTGGACTACCACTTTCTCCAAGTGACCAGGCTCGATGCCCAGTAAAGACATCAAATGAGATGGAATTATCCTATTCCATCTGCAGCCCAACTTTTAACGATGCTCTTACATCGAGAACATTACTGTTCTAATTACCATTATATGCAATTTGCGGGCGAAATCAACAAGAATTAGAAACTGATGATGATCATCCCCCATATTTCATTTCGCGACTGCACACGCAGCACCCACCCGCCGTTCTATAGAAGACAGGTCTGTAGAGATTTCGATACCCCCTACCTTATCCCCATCGATCTCCACGTTTCGCATGTATCTGTGAATGACACGACTTGCACAACGCAATCAAATTGCTCCGATCATGTGTGCCACCTTCACTCAACGGCTTCTTGTGATGAATCTCTTCCACCGGAACTGCAAGTCCACGTTCAAAACATAGCTCGCAGAACGGATGCTCCGCAGCGTATTTATCTCGTA